GGAGGACCAACTGGGCCTGATACTGTTCTTCCTCCCCCACCAAACAACCCTCCAAGTCCACCCAGTATCGAACCAAATAATCCTCCATTTCCTAGTGTGCCCTGCATATTTCCAAACATAGCCATGTTAAATGCTGCATCTATAAGTTTATTTAATACGTTATTAAGCATATCGTTCAGTGTGGATGTGCCACGGATCATTCCTTGTATTCCTTGAGATAGGTCAGTAGCTATTGTCTGCGACATTCTTTCAAATGCTGCTGCTGTTTCTTCCGCTAGTTGTCTTTCTTTTTGTAAATCCTGTAGATACTTTAGTTTATTTTTTATTTCTTTTTCATCCTCTACTCCTCCCTCTTCTTTCATCTGCAATATCTGTTTTTCTATTTCAAACTCATCTGCTGATAATCCAAAACTTCTTTCTAAAAGTGCTATTTCATCGCTTATCTTTTTAACTCTCTGTTCTTGAGTATTTCCTAAAATTTTATTAATAGCTTTTCTTTCATTTTCTAAGTTTATACTCTTCTGTAAATCTAATAATTCTTTTGATACTACTTCTGCGGGTCTACCCTTATTGATACCAAGTTTCTTACCAAAACCCAGTACACCACTTAATACTCTACCTTCAGCAGCCTCTAAACCTTCTGCTACACTAAGCTCTTTTACTAGAGCTTGTACTTTTGGATCTTTTGACCTCTCAGCCTGTGCCCTTAAATTTACATTAGTAAGTGAATTTGTAAGTCGTTGAAAAATACCGAGACTTCCTATAAATTCAGCTAAAGATGATCGCATCATAGTCATTGACTTGGTAAACTCATTACCTATATCAGTCACTCCTTTACCAAAGTTCTGTAGGGCAGTTACTCCTTCCTGACCAACCAAGTTAATCATTTGTTGTCGGGCTGCTTCAAATGCTGCCTCTTCTCCACCTAATTTTTGTAAGGTCTTAAGATTTTTCTCAAACTCTGTTCCAGTAATTCCTAGTGCTCCTGACACTGCCTCTACATCCTTTGTTGCATCGTTTAAGGCTGCCCCAAGTTTTCCTGTTTCTACTGTAAATGCCTGAATTGTTGTGGCTACTGTAGTTGCTGCGATACCTCCTGCAAAACCGCCCATTTGTCCAAACATTCCACCGATACCACCACCTAATGCACCAGCAGCACCGACAAATGGACCTTGACCAAATAACAGTGGAAATCCACCACTTATTAATGCACTTCCAATATCAAAACCTCTTCCTCCTCCCGATCCTCTTGGAGGCAAAGCAGGACCAATAGAACCACCTATCTGTCCAAAGTTTGAACCTTTAGCAAATTTACCATCAGCAATCTGTCGAGTAGCCTTATTTTGTTCTTGTATAAGCTTTAATTTATTTTGTTCTTTAGTAATGCCATTGGTAAGTTCATTATTTATACGCTGTATTGAACCAAATTGTTTTCTATTTTGAGCATCTACTAGCTCTCCCATTTTTGCTCTTAACTTTGTTGTTTTTACTCCTTTAGCTTCAAGCATATTTAATTGATGCTGAAATCTCAATCTTTTTGCCTGTTGACTAGCTCTAGTATTTATACTCATACCCATTTGACCTGCCCCTCTAGTTGGAAGCATTTGTGGCCCATACTGTGCAGCAGTAAATCCTGTTACTCCCGCTGCAACACTTCCCTTAAGAGGTTGTGGTCCGTACCTCGCAGCACTAAATCCTGTGCTTAAATTTCTAGCATCTCGATCCAGCATACTTATGCCTCTGCTACCTGGTTTTAACGCTTCAGTACTAGGTAAAGCTAGTAAATTATTTGGACCTATACCCTTACGTTGCCTATCATTAAAAGCAGCAAACTTTCCTGCTGTTCGTATTAAAGATAACTCTACTCTTTTCTTACCTATTATTAAATTTAAATCACGTAGTCTTTGCCTATCTACACCAGCAAGGTTTGTCTCCGCCTGAAGTTTCTTTTCTATAATTTTTAATTCATCGGCTACAAACTTATTGGCTGATCTAGCTGTTTCTATTCTTCCTTTATCTAAGTGTCTAGAAGCATTTTTAATCTCTAATCGTAATTTATCTACTTTAACTCCTTGTTCGTCTAGTCTTCTTACTTGATTCCCTAGCCTTGCAGTAACTTTCATCGTTGCAAACTTTCTATCCTGCAACTGAGCCTGTTGTTTTTGAAGAGTAACAGCCTTACTTTCGATTCTTAAGGGTTTATTTAAATTTCCTCTAAGTCTATTTACACGTCTTTCTAATGCTTCTAGCTGAGTTCTAGCTGGCTTAGTATTTAGTTTTATATTTACGCTGTAATTTGAAGCAGCCACTTACACAAAAATTACTAGATAAAACAAGTTTAGCGTACTTTGCGTGTCTGGGCTTGCCTCTTTGCTTTTTCGTAGGCTTGTTCTTCTCTTTCGGATTTTATTTCAAAGTAAGCGTTCCATGCATACAGTTCTTGTGTGGACATATTTTCTCTTATTTCTCTATGGGTATAGCCTAATTTCTCTGCTATAAAAAATTGTAAATATACAAAGTTACTTTTCTTTAGTTTAGCTTTTTACGGCATCGGGGCTTTCCTCCTCGCCCATACTTTGCATCTTGGTCATAATATCCAGCAGAACTGCTAAAGGTATTTCTCTTCTTAAAGATGGTAAATCTGCTGGCGTAAATAATTTTGTACCTGATTCATCTTCGGCTTTGGTAACAATAACCTGTAGTGCAAAGTCAAGACTTCCTTCTTCCTGACCCTTGTTCATAGCTATTAGTGTACTGTTTATTACATCTCTGTCAGCTATTGTAAGGGGCGACCAGAATATCTTTAAAATAAGTTCTTCTCCCTTTAAAATGGAGTAGCTACTACGTTCTTCGACACTAAAGGCTTGCTTTAGTTTGTCTATCGCTCTTACTGTTGACATAAAAAATTGTATCTATTCTTGTAGTATAGCTTATTACTAATAATCAGCAGCAAAGCTTATATTTTTAGCTTTAAATGTTTCAGCTAGTGCTAACGATATAGCATCATTATATTGTTCAGTCTGCATATAAACTTTATACCAATCAGGATTTTTACTAGGTGGGGTTATTTCGTTCACTACTTGTGAATGTTCATAATATGTTATCCCTGCTGCATCTCCTACAGGTGCAGTAGCCCCTGGATTGTTAACAGCAAATCCAGCATACTCAGCTTCGTTACCTATATATAAATCTTTTTCCAATGGAACTTTTTTGGGTTTTTTTCTTCCTGGTAAGGAGCGAGATTTTCTTATTTGGTCATAAGTTGATCCTGACATTCCATCCTCTCCCTTATCTTGCCAATGTAAAGGAGCGTCAAAAGCTACTATATCCCCATCTTTTATTTCTTCTCTTTTTCTTGCTTTTGTAATAGGCTCTACTGGAGTTTCACTTATTTTCCAACTTGTAGCAAAATGTCCTGTCCACCAAGGACCAGATGCCTGTAAATCCTGAACCATTGCAGAAGCAACTTTACCTTTGAGTCTAATCATGTCCTGCTCTAAATCAGCAGTAAGATGTGAGATGTCTTTATTAGGCATTGGCGGTAAAACTGCAACTGACTACAGATAGAAAGTGACTTTCCCTTTCTGTGCTAACAGAAGTCGGTCCAGCTATCTGTGAAACACGGGGAGAAGCAGAAAAAGAATCTGAGTAACCTGATGCGTTTACGGAAGTCAATCCATCTATTACTGCTTCAGCTATTGCTGCTCCATCTGCTGTTCCTTTATTTTTAGGTGTCATAACCCCACAAGTTATAGATCCTCCATAATAATCTAATGAAGCACCTTGAGGTTGGACTGTAGACTGTGCAAAATCCACACTAACCATTACATATTTCTTGTTCTTACCTGGTGTTGTAAAAGGCACATTATCAAAGACCACTGTAACTGTATTATCAGCAGCCGTAACTGCTGTTTTGATTGCGGTTTCAAATGCTGCTCTTGCGTTTACTAAAGTCATTAGAAGATAACGTCAACTCTGAATAAGTACTCTTGACCACCTCGCAAAGTTCTTACATCTGTAATCTTTGCAACTCTGGTCGATCCAGAAAATGTAAGAGTTATTTCGTCTGATAATAATGGTTGGCTATCTCCTATCAGGTCGGGGGTTATGTATATACGAGCTACATTTTCCTGAAAACCAGATTCCTCGGTAGATTGTACAAATTCTATGGGTACATCTATGTTATAAGTAGTATCAGTTGTTGTTACTGCTCCTGTAGATGTGTTGTAAGAAGCAGAAGTCTTTCGTGTGTAAATGATTGATGTATCTAGGGATTTACCTAAATCACTTACTACCTGTTTAGCTACATTGGCTAATAATGAATCTAGTTGACCTGCCATTATCCTCTAACTACCCTCATTTGAAAACTACCTGCTCCACCTAGCATATATGCTCCAAGATAACTTTGTAACCAAGGATATACATCAAGGATGTTATTTACTGAACCAGTTCCCTGACTATCTGTATTATATTTAACCTGTATATCTCCTAGCTTAACTTCACTAAAGTTTCCATCTTTTCCAGTAGTACCAGTAATAGCTTCAGTATCATTTGCTAATGCCCTAGCTAATTCAAATTGTGCATATTTAATATTTTGTGGAATAGAAGAACAAGCCAGTTCAACACCGTCAACCTGATAGTTATTTCTAGGAAATTTTAATGCCTGTCCATCATCGCATCTGTCTCCATAATAAACAAAACTATCAATCCATCTAGTCGCTGATATTAATGCTCTGTTCTTTTTATCATCCTGTTTATTATCCCATTGAGTAGAACTTGGGACGGTTTCAAAGTATGCGTCTGCTTCAGCTAATGTGACATAACTATTAGCATTAGCTCCTTTTATTGTTGCGTCTATAGTTGCTGCCACGATCTATAAAGTAATTTAGTTTTATTGTAGCGTAAAGAAAAAACCCCACCAATAATTGATGAGGTTTATGACCACTAATCAAATAATATTAAGCAATATTAGATGTATCAAG